CGGATTTCGGTCTCGCGCGTGATCTGCGTGTCCTGTTTGGCGGCCGAGGCGTCGCCGGAGCCGCCGCCGCCTCCGGAAATTCCAGAAACCAGAAGCTTGCCGTCAGCAGTAGCTTGAAGCTGCACCTGATATGCGCCGCCATTGAGCGGCTGGCCATCAGGCGGCGCGCTCGCCCCGTTCGGGACGTGCATCGCGGTCATTTGCGACATGGCGAAACCTCACAGCCCGCCGGGCGGCGGGCGAAGCTGCGTCGATGGGTTGCGCGACAGTCGCGCGTGATCGCGCGCCGACAGCCGCGGCCCGAAGCGCTGCGTGAAGCGCTGCTCGAACGCGGTCGCGCGCTGGAACGATTCGGTGTCGGAGTCGCGCAGCAGATAGGCGAGGTGGCAGCACCAGTCGATCAGGTCGCGGTGATATCGGGCCGGAATCTCGGGCTCGTCGTCATCGGCTTCCATGTCGGCCAGTGGCGCGCGCAGTACGGTCAGCGACAGGTTGCGGTGCCGCGCTGCGGTGGCGGCAACGAACGCGCCGGGGTCGTCGGCAACAGCGAGGCCGAACGCACTGCCGGCAACGGTCGTCACGACGTGCGCGCCGTCCGCGTAGCCGCCGAGCGTGACCAGATCGCCGACCGACGCACCGATGGCGGCCTCCGTCGTCACCGACAGAGTGCCGGCCAGCCAGACCGCCGCCGTGACGCTGACGGCATCCTCCGTAGCGCGATCAGGCGCAGGCAGCAGCGTCAGCGTGCCGGCATCCATGTCCAGTCCGTAGCGGCGCGGCTCCCCGCTCCAGTCTGCGCAGCCGGATCGCAGCAGGTCACCGACGGCCGCCGGCGCCAGTTCATTCGCATCCAGCCGCGCGCGCTGCACGAACAGGATGCGAGGATCGAGCGGGTATGCCGCAACGCCATCACGCAGCGCGATGCGTGTGATTTCCGGCGTGGCGCTGTCCACGATCAGCCGCGCACGCTCCGCCGCCTCCCGCTGCGCCTCGTTCAGCCAGCCGGTCAACACGCCATCGGCGTGCCGGTACGGCTGCGCTTCGTCATCGAGGCGCAGGCGGGTTTCGGCGAGCAGCGCGGCCAGGTTCACGGCTTGGCCTCACGCTTGTGCGCGGCCTTGTCCGGCTCCGGCGGCTTCTCCGGCTCCGGCTCCGGCTCCGGGAACTCGAAGGGCTCCATGTCGGGGCGATCTTCGAGTTCCGGCGCCCATGCGTAGACATGGCCGGTGCCGATCTGGCGCATGTACCGGTCGCCGTTCATGCCACGTCACTCGGCGTGGTCATGTTCACGACCTCGGCGTACAGCGTGCCCTTGGCCGCGTCGTAGGTCGTGGCCGTGCCGAGCGTCAGCGACAGGTAGCTGTCGGCCGTGTAGAGCTTGCCTCCGGCCGCCGCGTAGGCTTCGGTCGAGCCGGAAACCAGCGCCACCGCGTTCAGCGATGCATCGTTGAGCCAGCCATCCGCATCGACCACGCTGCCGTCGCTGACGAGGTAGTCGCCGACATCGGCAATTGCCGTCGCCCCTTCCGCGGTCATCACGCGCAGCCAGACCTTTTTCACCAGCGTTCCGGCCGGGATCAGGATCAGGTGGCGGATGTCGCCGTTCGCGCCGTTGGCCGTCGAGAAGTCGAAGTTGCGCGCCATGACCTCCACGGCGCGCAGGTTTGCCGGCAGAGCGCCGCCGGAGCCGAGTGCCTTGTTTACGGTTGCCATGATCAGCCCTCCTCAGGCCGCGTAGGCGAATACATCGACGAGGGCTTCCGGCTTCACCACCTTGATGCCCCATACCTGCAGGCCGCGGTAGCGAGTGCCAAACGTGTCCTGTGCCCGGAACGACTCGTTCTTGACGAACTGCGAGGCGAACGTGATCGCGTCGCGATGGCCGGCGAGGATGTGATTGCAGTAGTGGCCGGAATCAGTGGCATACGGCAGCAGGTTGCTGACGTAGATGTCGGTGTCGTCGATGCGCCCGATCAGGCCATTGCGGATCGGCGACACGGAATCGCCGGTGATCTGCACTTGCCGGATTTCGGACGTCATCAGCTTGTTGCGCATCCAGTCCGGGATCACGATCCAGCGGCCCGGCTTCGGCACGTTCTGCTCGGTCAGCACCGAATTGACGTTGACGATCACGTCGATGGCGTTGTTCTTATCGATGGCGAGGGGAGCGCCGGCAGCGCCCATGTTGTACATGCCGGTGATCTTTCCGGAATTCGCGCCCTTGTTCTTGGCGTGCGCGTCCGGGTAGACGAGCGAGAATGCCTGCCGGTCCACGGAAATCTTGAACTGCTCGGTTGCGTCGATCAGCCACTCATCCGTGAACATTACGTCGGATTGCTTTTCGTCGATGTCGTCAATGACAAAGCCGTACACGTCACCTTTGTCGATCAGAAGCTCGATCCTGTCAGTCAGCGGCTGATCGTATTCCAGCTTCTGACCCTTCTTGTACCCGGACTTGATGGCGATTGTCGGGGTCGTGCGGATGATGACCGTATCGCCCTGATCCTTGATCAGATTCACCTGATTGGTGTTGCAGATGCTGTGCAGGCAAGTGGCTGCGTAGTAGTTGGCGAGCAGTCTTGCTGCCCACGTCTGCGGAACAAGCGTCCCGGCGTTCTGGTTAAATCCGGAGGCGGCAGGATATGCCATGACTGCAACTCCATGAAAAAGGGGCTGCCGCTTTCGCGCACAGCCCCTTTGGGGGTCGGATAGCAGTCGTCATCACGACGATTGCGTTCTCATGCCGGGCTCGCCCCGGCTGGTTGATCAGATAAGACGGCCTTCCCGCTCCGCGGCCTCGAACGGCACGATTTGCTTGTCAAACTCCGCCTTGGTGATCCGGCCTCCGCCGAAGTCCATGCTGAGCCTGTGCAAGTCCTCGCGCCTCAGCATCGGCTTTGCCGCCGGCAACTCCGCCGCGCGCCCGCGCTCCGGCTCCACCATGCCGGCCAGCTTTTCGGCGGCAGTCGGCCTTGCCGGTGTTGCCGTCTTCTGCTGCTGCCGGTAGGTGTTGATGTAGAACGCGATGCCGCGGGCATCGTTGGCGTCGACCACGGCCTGAAGCGGTTGGCGCACGCCGTTGTCGTCGAGCCACGAGGCGAACCCGGCGTCCTGCCACGTCTCCCGCCAGCCGGGCGCAGCCTTGTCCAGATCGGCATAGAACCGTTCTGCCGCGGCCTGCGCCCGCTGCTCTTCCATCGCCTGCGCGGACTGCTTGAGCGCGGCGATGTCGTCCTGCAGTGCGCTGCGCGCCACGTCGGCGATCCACTTCGCTTCGCCTTCGCCAAACCCGTATTCCTCGCCTCCCGCAACGACGTTGGCGGGCTGCTGCGGAGCGGTCTGCTCGGGTCTGCTCATGGCCGCCAGTTCGGCCCGCAGCCGCTCGTTTTCGCTGCGCGTGGCGCGCAACTCATCGTGCAGCCGCGGGACTTCGGCGTTGTACTTGCCCTGCAGCACGTCGAACCGGTGCCGCAGCCCGTCGTCGCTCGCAACCGGAGCCGCAGGAGCGGGATTCTCGGGTGCGATCTCTTCCGGGCGGTCGGTTTCCGGCTGCTTCGCGGCCTGCTCGTCAGCAGCCCGGCGGCTTGCAGCCAGATCGGCCTCGTACTGCTGGCGCACGACCAGCGGGAGCATGGCGATTTCCGCCTCGGTCAATTCCATCTCGCGAGCCTCGCTGAGGTATTCGCACGGGACAAGGCCGTCTCACGACGGTCTGATGTACGTCGCGAGCCCATGCGGGTGTTCGCGACGATTCTCACGATGCAGCCCTTTCGGCTGCGTCGAGAATTCTGGAAAGCGTCTGCGCTGCGCCCTGCTGCATGCGCAACTCCACGTCGGAGCGCTCGGCGGACATGGCCTGCGCGAGACGCGCGCGCTCGGCCTCCAGCCACTCGCGCAGGCACTGGAACTGCGCGTCCCGCGCGAGAATCGCCAGCGCGCGCGTGACGCGCTCGTCAGGCTTGCTGAGCATTCGCCGACATCGCTTGCTGCTGCATCGCGGCCTGTTGCTGCGCCGCCTGCTGCTGCATCAGCCGCTGCTGCAGCGCATCTTCGTCCGGCACGACCTTCTCCGGATCCGACAACTCCAGCGGCTTGACCGCTTCGCGCAGCAGTTCGGCTCGGCCTTCGATGCCCATGATCTGCATGTCGTTCGGGTTGTTGGTCCTGTCGAGGAATTCGGAGCGCATCTGCGCCTGCCGCTCGCGCATCATCATCGAGTTGCCGCCGAGCGCCCGCGCATGCAGGTCGCCCTTGACGGCCGGGTCGGTGCTGTAGCGGTTGTTGTGCTCGATCATTCGCTCAACGGCCGGCTCCAGCACGTCCGCGTCGATGTTGCCGAGAACGTCCTTCAGGCCCTTCGCGCTCGCCGCCATCAGCATCGACAGCCCGCCCATCGTCGTGGCTGCGCCGGTGGCCTCCTGGTCTCCGTGCATGTAGCGCGGGATGCCGGTCACCTGGTCGGCCTTGTCCAGCCAGAATTCGATGACGTTGATCAACTCGGCGCCGTGCATCTCGGCCTGGTAGAAGCGCACGGCCGGATCGGTGCGCTGCACGCCGTAGGAATCCACTTCGAATCGCTGCCACGGCTGTATGGGCGGCGCAATGCCGTTCGGGAACCGGCTGACATCCATCTCGGTCAGCGGGCCGGACGCGAAGGCGACGTTATTGGCCAGCGCGCGCGCCGCGGCATTCGCGCCGTCCTGCGCGTCCTCGCACAGATCAGGCACGCCGCTGCCCCAGAAGCTGCCGGGGACGCGGGCGAATGACGTGATGTGGTATGGGTCGCGCCCGAGCGGATCATCGTTCAGCATCGCGCGCACCGCGTGCCGGCCGACCAGCCAGACGTTCACCTGATACTCGGCCTGCGGGTCGGTGATGCCGGCGAGACCCCATTCCGTCAGCCACTTGCCCGGCACACTGCCCCAGTAGGACAGCGCGCGCATCGTGTCGGTGTCGCTGCCGGCGCGCGCTGAATCGCGGCCCTCGACGCGCTCGCGCTCGCTGTCGTTGTACGCAAGCCAGTCGCCGCGGGCGCCGCCGCGGTCGTACTCATCGAGCGCGGCGCGTACCGCAGCCTCCGAGAACGACGGCACACCGATCATGGCCGCCAGATCGGAGCGCGTCATCGACATGACTTCGCACATGTAGCTGCGCGCCATGTCCGTCGCGTCCGCCGACGGGTACAGGTCGAGCGGGCTGACGCGATCGAACTCGGGTCGCAGTTCATCGGCCACGTCTGCGCGCCAGTCGGCACCGTCCTGCACCCATGCCATGCGCTTGCGCCGGCGGATGACCGGGCCGCGGATGCACGCAGCCGGGAACGTCACCAGATCGCCGACGAATGCGCGGAACACGCGATTCCACTTCGCAGCCTGCATCTGGGTCTCGACCAGGTCGGCCATTCGGCGCGCGCGCTCCTTCGCCTCCTCTTGCATCTCGTCGCGCATGCGGCTGGCGATGCGATCTTGATAGTCCTCTGGGCTCATTTCGAGCGCCATTCCGGCCGCCGTCATGGCCTGCGCGCGCATCAGCACCTCGCGCCTGATTTCATCGATCTCGTCAGGTGGTAGCTCCGGCACCGGCGACGGGTCGATGGCCCACGGCGTTTCGCCGGCCGGCATGTCGATGTCGCGAATCCACGCCTCGGCATCGCGGCACTTCTGGCCGGTGATGCCGATGAAAATCTCACTGCCCCCGGCGGCGCGGATCGCCGCGAGCTTGGCCGGGTCGTACTCGCCCTTGCGCCGGCGCAGCGCGTCCAGCATGCGCCGCTCGTGCGGCTGCTTGGCGTCGCGCGCAGCCTCCCAGCGCCTGCGCACGAACCCCGCCAGATTGTCTACGACCGGCGCCGGGCTCTGCGGACGGGCGCGCTCGATCGCGGCATCCTGCGCGGCAACCACTTGCGAGGCCGACAGGATTGGCAGCAGGCCGGTGTCGCCGGGCGCCGGCAGGCTCAGGATGCCCATGCGGGAACCGTCATCATGTGTGCGCTGCCCATCCGCCGGCGGATCGCACCGGCTGACGCAGTGGAGAAGCGGCCGGACGCACGGCGCGCTCGGTCAGCAGCATGTAGGCGCGCGACAGCGCATCGACCATATCGTCGTGCCGGCCAGACGGGAACGCCTTCAGCTCGTCGATGAACTCCGCATTCCAGCCGGCCTTGAGCATGCGCACGTTGCCGGCCTCGATCTGCGCTGCGATCGGCTCCGCGCGCCGCTCTTTGCTGCCGGTTTCGGGACTGGACGCCACGATGTGGCCCTGCAGCTTGCGCGTCAGGTAGGCGATCTGGCTCTTGCCGGCTTGCCCAGGGTCCTGCGGCAGACTGATGCGAACACGCCGGCCATCACTGGCTGCCGCGTCGCAGATCATGCTCTCGACGCCGTGCGGACTGGTCTGCTGCCGGCGCACGTCGAGGATGTAGACCATGCCATCCGGGGTCACGCCGAGCTTCACGCCGGCCGTGTAATCCGGGTCGGCGCTGCCGATCTGCTCGGTTGCGGCCAAATCCCAGCCGCGCACGCATTCGAGCCCGACCGGGGCCGCCTCGACGGTCAGCATGCGCTCGGTCCGGAACAGCGTGCCCTCGCGCGGGTGCGGGCGCTGCTGGTACAGGGATTCCCAGTTGCGCGGACCCTGCGATATGCGCTCCTGCGCCAGCACTTCGGCGGACTGCCACTGCGGCCAGATCGGGGCGCCGCGCGGGCGGCCGAGCGGATCATCGTCCCGGTCAGCGATCGCCTGCAGCGCGAGCACAGTCCATTCCTCACCGTCGCGCGCCCGGATCACGCCGGATTCACCGTCGTATTTCTCCGGCAGGATGCGGCCGGCCAGATCGTCTTCGTGCCAGCGCGTCATGATCAGCACGATAGCCGCGCCGGGTTTCAGGCGCGTGCGCAGGTCGGCGAGATACCAGTCGTAGACGCGCGCGCGCACGACCTCGCTGTCAGCCTCCTCGCGCGATTTGACCGGATCGTCGATCACGGCCACGTCGGCGCGCCGGCCGGTGATCGCGCCGCCGACGCCGGCAGCGAAATACTCGGACCGGGAGCGCGTATCCCATCGCCCGGCAGCGCGAGACTCGCCGGACAGGCTGGCGGACTCGCCGAACACGCCGGGGCGGCCAGCGCTGCCGCTGTATCTCTCGTCCGCGACGATGCCGCGCACGCGCCGGCCGAAGCGCTCGGCCAGCTCGGCCGTGTGTGAGGCGCCGATAACGCAGTGACCGGGCCGGTGCCCGAGGTGCCACGCCGGCCAGAGCACGGAGCCGTAGGTGGACTTCGCGCTGCCCGGCGGCATGAACACCATCAGCCTCGTGATCTCGCCGGC